AATAGTGGTTGAAGCGGTATAACCGCTAGTGTATAACAACCGTTCAATTCAGGAAACCCAATACATGGCAAAAGACAAAAAGCGGAAGAAGGGTTCAGTGGCTGTCCTCCATAAGGACGACATGCCTCCCGGCTCGAAACTCGTTTCCGAGATGGAATACTTCGGGTCCTCCGCAATTTACGGGAGGAGCGGTACCGGCAAAACAACACTGTCCGCTACCTGGCCCAAACCCATCCTCTACATCAATATCCTCGATGACGGAACCGACAGCATTGCTGACGAAGAAGGCGTTATCGTCAAGAATGTTTCCTCCTCTGAGGAAATGACCGAAGTCATCCATTGGGCCATGGCTCGGGCTAAAAAGAAAAAGCTCAAATTCAAAACCATCGTGTTCGATACTCTCACCCAGATGCAGGGCATTCTCGTTCGTGAGATGCACGCTTCGAAGATTGAGAAGGACAAGCGGCTGAAGAACAAGCAGCCGGGTGATTGGGGCACAATGACGAAGCAGGACTGGGGTGAGATCGCCGGTGATATGAAGGCGCTTATCCAGGATGCTCGGAACCTACCCCTTCAAAGTGTTTTCATCTGCCAGGAACGCATCTTCAACCTGGGAGACGAAGAAGACGAGGATGACACGCTCCAGCCGGAGGTTGGTGCTCGTCTGTCGCCGTCGGTCAAGGATGATCTGAATGCTAGCGTCAGCATCATCGGCCACACCTTCATCCGTGTCAAGCGGACCAAAAAGAAGGACGACAACAATAAAACTTATTGGGACGTGAAGAAGCAGTTCTGTCTGCATCTCGGTCCGAATGAGCTTTATACGACTAAGGTTCGGAAGCCCAAGAAGGTCAAGGCTCCGGATTATATTATCGATCCGACCTATGAAGACATCATGGCTATAGTCAAAGAAGGAGTCGAATAATGGCACGTGCCAAGAAGAAGACGTCGGCGAAGGTTAACTTCAAGGGCGTTGAGAGTCGCCGCACACCGGCTGAGGGTGACTACCTCTGCAAGGTCCTTGAGGCCAAACTGGGTGAGTCGGGCAAGGGTAATGAGCAGTCCGAGTTCATCTGCGAGATCACGGAAGGCGAATACAAGGGCTCCAAGCTCTACCTGTATTGCCCACATGGTGAGCAGTCGCTGTGGAAACTCCATGCTTTCTTGACTGCGCTCGGCGTTGATGTCCCCGAGGACGAGATGGAGCTCGAGTACGACGAGTATGTGGACCAGGAGTTCATGGGCGTCGTCGGTCACGAGTCCTACAACGGCAAGAAGCAGGCTCGCCTGGTCGACTTCGATGTCGCGGAAGCCTGGGAAGGCGAGAAGGACAGCGGCAAGAAGTCGAAGAAGGACAAGAAGTCCAAGGACGATGACGGTGACAAGTCGTCCAAGAAGAAGGACGGCAAGAAGTCCAAGGATGCCGACGATGCCGGCGACGACAAGAAGGCTTCGAAGAAGGACAAGAAGAAGTCCAAGGATGCCGACGATGATGACGACGGCAAGAAGTCGAAGAAGGACAAGAAGGGCGACAAGTCGAAGAAGGCTGATGTCGAGAAGTACGACGCCGATGAGGTCAAGGAGATGTCCGTCAAGGATCTCGCCAAGCTCATCAAGAAGCACGATCTCGATGTCGACCTGGACGACTTCAAGACCGACAAGAAGAAGGCGGCTGCTGTCGTCAGCGCCCTCGAAGACGAGAGCTTGATCGAGGATTAATTCCCGACGGGTCGCAACGCTGGGAGGGGTGTCGGCATATTGTCGGCACCCTTTTTTCTTAGGAGGATAACATGGCTGAAGATACCAAGTACAAGTTCGAGAACGGTCAGTTCGTCAATCGTGTGAGCGGCGAGGCTATTCCCGATGACGAGCCGGTGATCATCTTCCGGGCACGAGACATTCACGCAGTGGATACCCTGTGGGAGTATTTCAACAGACTTCCCCGAGATCCTCGGAGCTCCCACCACCTTAAGGCAGTTATTGAGAAGATCGAGGATTTCCAGGAGTATGCTCGAACTCATCCCTTGGAGATGAAGGAACCGGGCATCACGGGTCACTACAGGCTGAGGAGAGGATGATATGGCGACCCTTCATCAGGAAGGTTTTTACCCCTACCCCTTCGGGCTGGAACCTAAACGAGTTGTCCAGGCCCTTCGTGAATTAGCGGATAGGGTGGAAAAGGGTGATTGCTTGGTTCAATCAGTAGATCGCTCAGTTAAAAACAAGAACGATAACTATGAAATGACTGAGCTCGTCGTCAGCTATGTGGAGAAGACGGGGTGACTAAGACGCCACAGGAAGAGGAGAACGAGATGACCGAAGCGTTGCTTCTTGCTGTCGGCATCACACCTGAAATGAGGGCGAGGGTGTCTGCTCGGTGTAGTCTATGTAGACGGGGATGGGTGAGTGAGGATGGCAGGGTCCATTGCGGCGCACACCCCGACATGCAACCTAAACCGGTGTGGGCCAAGATGAAGTACAGCCTCCTGGGATTGTTCGCTGCAGTCAGGGGCACCCCTCTCGCTAATACAGACTGCGAGAATCTTGACGACAACCTTGCTGAGAAGTGTGAGGCATTTGAGTATGGCAAAGAAGGCCGAGAGCAAACTTCAACTGAAGATCAAGAAGGACCTGAAGCGTGAGTGTGGGGGCAAATGGTATAAGGTCCATGGATCGGGCTTTCAGGAAGCGGGACAGCCGGACCTCGACGGTGTCTGCGAAACCCTCAGCTTCAAGTTCGAAGTCAAGTGCCCCCTCGATGGTAAGCCTTCTGAACTACAACTTCAAACACTCCAAGAGTGGCGTGACGAAGGATCAGTGGCGTGTATTGTGGAAAGCAGCGCGCAAGCGATCGCCTTGGTTAAAGCTGCTACGGCCACACCAGAGAAACGGCGTAAGGGCCGGAAGCTGTATCGATGGATTTGCCGCACTCTACGCGCAGCGTTCGGGGAAGACATGGGTTACGGGCGCCATACTGGACGTGGAAAAAGACGTGACCCACGACGCTCTGCTCGTTGGGCCGTTGACCAACTTAAAGTCAACCTGGGCAAAGTTCCTAAACGAGAAACTACCTTGGTACTCGGTGCACCTTAGCCTTGAGACATACCTCGAGCAGAAGAAGTATGATGAGACGAGGCACAAGGCTTTCGGTACACCGATAGGCAACAGGATCCTCCTGCTCAACTATGAGGCTGTCGACAGTCAGATTAAATCGCTCCTGAAGATCAAGTGGGATCGCACGATCTACGACGAAGCTCAGCGTTTGAAGAACCGCACCTCCATAGCTTCAAAGAACGCTTGGAAGCTCGGTCGTATATCGAAGCGAAGGATCGCACTGACGGGAACACCTATGGACCTCGACGAAAAGGACCTGTGGGCAATCATGCGATTTGTCGATGTATCCGTCTTTGGTAGTAGCTTTCCGACGTGGAACAAGGAATACGTTCAGCCGGTTAATATCGACATGTCCAAGAAGAAGGGCATGGTCGCACGAAATCGAGCTATCCTCCAGAAACGGATTGCTGAGAAAAAAGCGCCGCTTCATAAGAAGGGTAAGAAAAGGTTCATCAAGAAAATAGCTCCCCATGCTATGCGGATCTCTGAAGAAGACGCTGGACTTATCAAGCCAAACATACACGTGGTTCCCGTAAAGCTCCACAAGAAGGAGCGGCGGGTATATGACGAGCTCGAGAAGAACATGGTCGTCAAGCACAAGGGCGTTGTAGTAAAGACCCCCTTGAAGATTGTTCAGATGGGAAAGCTTCAACAGATAACGGGAGGATACCTCAAGGATGAGGATGGCGAGGTCCACAGGATCGGCAAAGGGAAACGGGTCGCACTAGCAGAAGTCCTGGAGGAGCACATTGAAGATGAGCCCTTCGTGATCTTCTGTAAGTTCGTTTGGGAAGTTCATGCCATCGCTGACTTGCTCAGTGAATTGGGGTGGCCCAAACGGTCGGTCGCCCGGCTATGGGGCAAGGTGAAGGATTTGAAGAAGGACCCTGTCCGGACTCAGATGCTTCTAGATTTCCAGGCCGGTAAGTATGACGTGATAGTTTGCCAGCAACGAACCGGTGGCGTAGGCGTTGACTTGTATCGAGCGAGGAAGGCCTTTGTGTATTCGTTAGGCCATTCCTATATTGATTACTCCCAGATGGTCGCAAGACTGGGCTTCTTAGATAAAAAGACTGCAGATGACTTTTTCCTCCTGCTGGCAGAAAACACTATTGACACTGATATCTATACTGGTGTAACAAGAAAACAGTCGATCACGAACATTTTCTACGATCGCCTGAACAACCGTGCCAACCGCTGAGAAGGGATTATGTATCATGGCAAAGGACAAGAAGGACAAAAAGGCTGCCAAGGCTGACACCAAGGGCAAGGCTGCCGAGAAGGAAGTCAAGGAGAAGACCCCGGAATTCAAGTACGGCGTGAGCGACCTGGCCGAGAAGCTCGACATCAAGGAAGCCTCCGTCCGAGTTCAGCTGCGCAACAAGGGCGTTGCCAAGGCCGGCAAATCCTACGGCTGGAACAGCAAGAGCGACCTCGATGATGTCGTCAGCCAGCTGAAGACCAAGGACGAGTCGCCTAAGGCCGACAAGAAGGCCAAGGGCGACGACAAGGCTGCCAAGTCCGACAAGAAGAAGGACAAGAAGGCCAAGAAGTCGAAGAAGTCCGACGACTAACTGATCGCCGGCGCCACCGGCCCCAGTAAAAGCGCCCGATGCCATCATGCGTGTCGGGCGCTTTTCAGTAGCTGCGCTAGGTCGAACGCATCATTAGTCGATCAGCGATGTCGCTGCTGCTGACGCATCGCCTGAGCGCACGACGAATTGCCCCAGAACGCGCGCGCTATATGTCCTTTTGATCGCTGCATTGACCAACAGATTGCCGGACGGTATCATGGGCCTCAGGAAAGGGGGACAATCCATGACTATCGAAGCTTCCCGCGAACAACTGCTTGAAGAAGGAATTGCCCTCAGGGACGAGCAGATAAAATCACTGACGGGGTCTTCGGCTGAAGTAGGGGCACTGATGTCTGTGGGGAATGGGATCACCCACAAACAGGCAACCATCCTCTGTATCTTGATCAAGCGATCACCGGCCATCGTAACTCGCCAGTCTTTTCATTTGCTCATGTATGGTGAACGAGACGATGGGGGTCCCGAACCCAAGATCTTCGACATTCACATCTCGAGGATCAGGAAGCTTATGAGAAGAGCCGGAATTCCGGGACATATAGACACGGTCGTGAATGCCGGATACAAGGCCGATACCGAACTGGTCAACTGGGCCAGGGAACTCATGACAAGAGAAGGAGTAATGTGATGCCCGCAATACCCGGCTGGCTGACGTGGAAGCTTGGGGGCACAATCCTCAAATATGCTATCCCCGTTGCCGCAATCCTTGCCCTCGCCCTCGTGGTCAGGAACCACGTTCGGTATGTCGAAGGACTCGAGGGTGACAACAAGACGTTGATCGCTGACAAGACTAAGCTCCAAGGCCAGGTCGACGACGTGGTCAAGGTCAACGCTGAGAATACCCGACTTGCCAATGAGTATCGGGCTCTCCAGAAAGTCAACAAGCAGATCGGCGATGCTGAAGACTTGATCGCCGCCACCCGCAACGATTTCTATGAAAGGCTGTCCGATGAGATCTCACAAAATGCGCCTACTCCTGGCCAGTGCGACACTGCTGTTATCCAACGTAGCCTTGACAGCCTGTGGGCGCGCTCGCCCGGATCCTGAAATCAAGATAATTGTCAAGAAGGAACTCCAGTCGGTTGAGCCCGACGAGCGACTTCGCAATTGCAAGGCCCGTCCTTCGAAGCGAACGGTGAAGGATGACGTAGCAGTCTCCCTGTTGCTTGCTGAGCTGTTTGCCTACGGCGACGACTGTAAGTCCAAGAACGACGCCACCTGGGACTCCATTGATAGGAACCGGGAGGCGGTCGAGAAGGCTAATAGGGAGGCTATTCCCCAATGACTTACTATGACATGCTCGGACTTCATCGAGAGAGCTCCAAGTCGGATATCCGTAAAGCCTACTTGAAGTTGGCTAAGGACCATCATCCCGATGCTCACCCGAATGACCCACAGGCTGCCGAGAAATTCGCGAAGATACAGGAGGCTTATGATTGCTTGAGAGATCCTGAACGTCGAGCGTACTATGACCGCAATGGGAAAGGCATGAAGCAAGTCCCCGAGCAAGAAGACATCAATAGGTTCATCATTCTCTGCTTTGAGGAGATGGTCAGCCAACATGGACTAGTTGATAGGGCTGACCCCTTCGAGATGATCCGGTTCAATCTTGGGAAGAAATTGCTCGTAGAGCGTCGTCGTATCCCGGCGGCTCAGCAGGAGATCGAGTTTCAACTGAGGCTGAAGGGTCGTCTCAAGTACAAGGGTAAGGGGAAGAACCCTATTGAGAAGGTCTTCGATGACAAGGTCAAGGCCCAGGAAGACATCATCCATAACGCCGGCGTTGCTATCGACCTGATCGAAGAGACCCAGAAGCAATTAGTCAACTTCGGTTGGGAAGCAAACCCAGACCCGGCTTATCGCGAGGGATCACTACGACTCCCCGGGTCTGGGCGTCCCCGAACTCCTGAAGAGATCGGTAGACTTCGTGGGCCAACCCAAGATGAACTACAAAAAATCCATCATGGGAGCGGCCGAGGCTTCTAGGGCTGTCCGCCCGTTGGAGGAGAGGGTGGCGTCGTATTAACTGCGCTTGCCACCCCCTTATCCTTCGTCGCAATACCCAATCCGCCGAACCCGAGAACTGCGGCTAACATACCGCCGTAAGCTGTGCAGAACGACAGCGGGTCCCAGGGCTGATCTTTCAACATAGCCCATGCCTGAAAGATCACGGGAGCTACAACCCCATTCAAGCCTCCTACCACGAAAAGGATCCGAGCGGTGTCATATCCCCCGCTTGGGCCCTTCAACATGGACTTGAGAGAGTTGAACCGACTCATGCCTCAGAACCTCCCAAGGACAAAGCTCCCATCTGCTGTGGGGTAGCAATCGGCAGTTGTATGCGACGAACCTGAGTCATTGCGCCCCCGGAAGGCCAACGCGCAGAGGTGATGTCCTTCAGCAGGAACTGCGTGATATTGACTGAGTTGGCTTGATTACCCCCGAGACCGTAGATGATCTGGCCATCACGAGACTGAGCGACGGCGAAGAACACATGGCCCCCGCCGGCTCGGGTCTTGGTGCAGATCGCACCGAATGGAATGACTCCAGTGTCTTGCTTGATCCCGTAGCTCTCGTACTCCTTAGCCCTCATGTAGTACTTCGGGATCGGGAAGCCGGTCTGCTTGAGCATGTCGCCGACGAATACCCCACACCAGGGAGTCTCGTCGTCCGACCACCAAGCGCCGAGGCGAGTCAGCATCTTGGAAATAGCAGGAGCGGTCTTCACCCCGGGTATCTCCTTCAGGCCACGATACCTCATCGCGAGATCGATCCAAGGCGGCATCGGTATCGGCCATCTGAAAGTCGTAGTAGTCATATCACTTCCTCCTGTTGATTACCAAGACTGCTTCCAATAAGAAATGGCGAATTTGTTTCTCGGCCCTGTGGTTCTTGCGTAGGTCCCGTTGATCCCCACATGGGTGGGTGGGTTTGGGAAACCCGCTGGGTTTGCAAATGACCCACAGTCCACCCAAACATGGCCATCGGTCGATACTTCCACTAGATACGTGTTGGTTGCCGCAGTCCAGGTGACCCGAATAAAAGGATCATACAGGGCAAAGAAGACCGGTTGGACATAGACGTTAACGTAGACGGAGCCGTTCCATTGTTCGACTCGGATATCAGACCGATTATCCAGGGAGAAGAACAGAGTTCGATTTACCCCCCCATAAACGGCAATACCGAACGAGGAGAAGTTTAGGGTGGAGATAAGACCCTTAATTCTCATGGTGACACTGAAATCACCCCCGGGAAGAGGCTTACACTTACTCCTCACGGCACCTCCAGACAAGACCCCACAGTCGACGATAAGTCCCGCGTTAGGATCGTCGGTAAGGACCAAGTTCCCGCCGCCGAAGTTGAAGTCATTAGGGAAGTCCGAGGCTAAAGGAGGATCCCAGAAATTCGGCCTGGTATCAGGCTCGAATTGCGACTCTATCCAGATGGCGTAAGCGTTATCCCCCGCCGCGGACAAGGGGGTTCCAGCAGCGGGAGCATTTGTGGTGTATTTAAGGAAACGGTCCGACGAGATCACCGGGGCATTGAGGCTGTGGGCCGCGGTTGGTAGGATACGACAAGCGCTCGTCCCAGTGCCCCCCAGCAGAGTAATTAGGGTGGCGTAGGTTTTACCCGTGGTTAAAGTAGGCAATGTTGCTAACTTAAAAGCGTAGTCCAAGATACCGGTGGCTGCTGCAACTAAGGTGTCCGACGTGGAGAGTATGGTCAATATCTCGAAGGTTACGGGATCTACCTCCGCAAGAAAAGCGGTGTAACTTTGGCCCGAATTTGCATTAAGGAAAGCATGAATATAGGAGACCCGAATATCAACCCTCGGGATGAAGTAAGTCCCCTTCGTGGCTTCTGAGGTGGTGGAGGTCGTACCGGTGTCCCCGGAGAAACCATTAAAGTAACCCCCGCTACCCCCACCGCCGACTAGTCCGCCACGACCGTAAATAACAATCTTGCTTCCTGCCGCAAAAGCGCCCGCTACAGGGAAAAACTCAACGGAGGAGATAGCTGCTACGTTATTCCACTGTCCCGCGATATTATCAACGAGGAAGTTGGCACCGGTGGTATTATACATACGGCCGGTAAGGGTCTGCCAGCGTTTGTAAAAACTGCCAGTGTAGTTGAATACCTGTATTTCAGACGTTCCAGCCATACTCGCCGAGCCGCTAGCACCGGGCATCTGACCGATATTCATGTAAGAGCGCTGAGCAGAATTCCCGAAGTCTGTCGCACCCGCAGCGCCGTTACGCTGATCCCAGTAAGAATTTGTGGAGTCGCCGTTAATCCTAGCACAAAGAGCTTGTTCCACTACCGCATTTGTAGAACGTGTCTGTGTAACGATAACAAGGTCATCAAACCCAGCGGGGGGTGAAAAGGACCAAGTAGCTTCACCCCCCGTAGCGATGAACTCGGCAACCTTTACGAGAGCGCCGGAGCCACCCCCGCCTCCGCCACCACCCCCGCCGGAGATATCCAGGTCGATAGCTCCGGGGGTCGGGCGGGACACGGTCACCCCGGAACCCTTGAAGTTAAGCTTGGTAACAGCGGTATCCACAGGGGTTCCGCTGTCATCCACCTCAAACCCGGAGAAGCTTGCTTGGCCTGCCGGGGTGGTAAGATTAATTCCGGCTGTTGGCACACTCTCGCCAACGCTGTTCTGCGCTGTCAGAAAGTAGGTGTATCCCGTCGAGATAGCCAGGGTGCTATCCCGATAGTTCAAGGCATTTACCGTAGCTACCTTCGTAGCGGAACCGAAGACAGCCCCAGTCCCCGCTGCCCGCCAAACATTATAGGTGGTGACGTTATCCGAGACGGAGTTGGCGTTCCAGGTCAGGGTCGCCGACTGTGGTCCATTGGACGCTGCAAACCCGGTTGGCATCGCGGGCTTACCGCCACTACCGCTACCATAGCCGGCTCCCACCGTCGTATAGGTATAGGCAACGCAGTCATCGAGATCCTGAACACCCTTGTTCCAGATATTGAAGCTCTGAAATTTCAGGTAGAGCAATTTGCCGATATAGTCAGCGGGCAGATTATACTTAAAGATGTTCTCGTCCAGACGAGCAAAGAGCGTTCCCACAGCATGTGCGCCGGCAGCTGTAAACCCGAGGCCTCGGTACAGGGAGGATGCGGTGTAATTGTTGGATGAGGTAAGCAAGGCATCCTTATAAGAAAGGATCTCCCCATCCACCCAACTCATGGTGGAGCCGTTGGCTGCTTCAGCGGCGGTTACCCCCTGGAGCTCACCTCCCGACATCAACAGATTAACTTTGAGAGTATTGGTGTTATCGGGATTAGCGCCACCATAAGCAGGAAGCGAGGCGGTAAGTTTACCCATTCGAGCCGGCGAGTCCACAACGCCGACATTCTGATAGGTGATGTTGTCCGTCGAGATATAGACGTTACAACCACCCCAGTTGGGATCAGCCGTCGCCCCGTTACCCCCGGATACGGCAGCCCATACCTGAGGAACCCCCGAGGTGAGGCTCGCGGCCGGCTCAAAGATAATCGGGGGGTTAACCGGAGAAGCGAGAACGCCGCTGTTATAGACTACCGGTGTAGCTGTTCCTGGGCTTGTGAAGCCCCCCGTCCCGCCTAGCCCATTAGCGATTTCCTCGGCCTCGATCTTGAACTTGTTTTCCTCATCCTCTTCGATGCTGATAATCTGAACAAGGACAAGAGCACCAGTGGCAAGAGTTAAGACCAGGGTATCTGTGGGCTCGAGGAGCACATACTCCTGGCCGAGATGAATTTCCCAGGTGTTACGGACGTAGGCGGATCGGGCCGCAATAAGCGAAACCATTTCCGCTGCCATATCGGGATCGGTGATCTCCGAAGCAGTTATGCTGTTCGCTTTACGCTCGCCATACTGATCGATAAGCGACTGGTCCCGATACTCCACGGGGAGCTCGTTATATTCGTTGAAGCGGTTGTTGATCTCAATCGAGACGATGTTGGGACACTGCGATTGATCGCTTCGATCAGCCTTCGGGTCATTCAACCAGTCGGCGTCTGTGAGGACATAGGCCGGTTCCTCCAACTGAGGGGGGACGTACTTGACACCGTTGCCTTCAACAATCTCCCGAGCATAGGGAACCATCTTAAGCTTGTAGCCATTCCACACAACCGCGGAGTTGGTGAGCATCGCCCAGCGTGCAAGAATATCACCGGCATCAGTCGGTTCGCTCAACGCCGGAGAAAGACCGAACCCCATAGCCCGGCAGTATGTCTGGTAACTGTCATCGCCGGTGGTCGTCGCGCTTGCGGTCGAGAACAGTTGATCCTCATCTAGCCTATTAAGGCCGAAGCCCGCACCATACTGCGGGTTAGTCAAGAAGTCCTTGACAACAACTGCGCAGTCAGCGTCGTGGCCATTAGGGGCAGTGTTGTAGCTGATCCCAAACGTCTCGAAGGTGTGGTTGCCCAGGGAGGCTTGCTGCCCGAGGTCGTAGTTGGCTATAGCTACATAAGCAACGCCTTCATAGTTCAGTGCCTTGTCGGGATGCTTCGAGGTTAGATAACCCCAGGGAGCCTGTGGGTAGGTTCCCGTGAATAAGGTGAACCCGAGTGCTGACATGGTGGTTTTCTCATCGTCCTTATAGACGACACCAATCCCGGAGATGACACCCTCACAGAGCCCTCCTTGAATGGAAGCGGAGTAGGTGTAGAACTCCGTTGAGCCTCCCATACCCTTGCCGGCCTTCTGCTTCTGCTTGTGTGCCGTGAAGTCACCATACCAGAACAGGTTTATCGACAGACGGTTGCCTCCCCACAGGAGGGTGATCGCCTGGGTGGATGAGGAGGTCTGAAGTTGAAGGCCCGTATACTGAGGCTTGACCTTTGACTTCTTGCCGAAGAAGAAACTCATGACTCGTATCCTTCAAAAGTATAAACCCGAGCGGGCCTTTCGGCCATGGGGGTATTCCTGATGTCGACCTCCTCCGCTATGCCTGAGGGCAAATAGGAGTGCGCAAACATCGGCCATTGTGTGATGATGCCGCCATGCGAATGCGTTCGACCGACGCGAAACACGATAACTTCGCCGGCTGGGAGCGCGTAGGTCGCATCATCGATCAATCGCTGAGTTACTGTCGTGTCAACGTCGTCGCTGCGCCTCAGCAGCCATTTTTCGACCTCCGCCAGGTATCGATCCTCATCCCGGTGAAGATGCCAGTCTGGCGTATAGAAGCCAGGGTCATAAGTGTCGATAAGGCCCGCTTCGAAGAATGCCGCCAGGATTAGCTGACCGCAATCAACACCGTGACCCTTTATCCGGGCACGATGATGGTAAGGAGTCCCTAACCAGGACCTCACTGCTAATACGACTTGATCCCTCTTAGTCATATCACATGGCCGCCTCTGCAATGGGGACAAATGGGAAGCCCTTGAAGTGGGCTTCATTGTTGAACTCCTTGCATCGCTCAAGGGTCCGTTTGCATCCGGGATAAACTCGAAAGACCATTCCGGCGTTGGGAACTGAGTCTAGCGGATAAGCGAGGTAAATCTTATTACCGTCAACCTTACGGATAGTCCTCATTTGAAGAACACCCGTACCGTCCTCCGCGTCTAGCCTCCCGAGGGTCAGTTGGGGAGTAGCGCCCGACCATATGATCATCCCGGAGGTGGATCCGGTTTCGGCTATCCCCATTTGCTCGAAAGCCGATCGATTAAGAGTGCATCCGGGATCGAACAGGGTATGGACGCAAGAGGGTTGATACAGGTTCCTCGGCATCTGAACGTCCAAGAGCATAAGATCCGACTTGACCTTGACGGATGCCGAGGATCTATCGATCTTATCCACAGATGCGAGTTTTCCTTGAAACATCTGAACGCCTCCGATCCAGGGGTATCCCCAGTCAGTAGCATAGACTCGATCCCGGCGAACCACCGTCCCGTCAAAACGACCGAGTCTAAATGCGTCCTGCATGGGAAGTCCCATATACTTCATTCGGGGGGCCCAGTTAATCGAGGCTTCCTGCTCATCAACCTCGATCCCGGTTCCGATCTTCAGCTGAAGCCCCTCGACGAGTAACTTCCGTGAGTCGTAAGCAACCCGAAGCGGCGAGGAAGGATTATCCAGCGGGAAGATGAAGACATCTTTCTGGGAGCTGGAGTATCGAAGCACGTCCCCAAACTTGGTATAGAAGGTAAACAAGTCCGCAAAGACAAACTCCCGGGAAGCCAGGAGTGCCTTGAAGTCATCAGCCGAATAGCCGGGCTGGGTTATGATGTCTCTCATGTCGGAACACTCTGAAGGGTTAGTTCCTGAAGCTCGTAAAGCTTATCAGCGAACAGGTTGAACTCACTCTCATCCTCCATAAACCGGACGTTATAGAAGAAATTGAAGGTTGAGGTTACGATGGTTCCAGACAAGGGGACACTGTTGAAGACGACCTTATTAGGAACAGTAAGGGTGTAGTCGTCGGGGCTGAGCTTCCACCTCATGTGGATGGTCATGGTAGCCCCGGCCTGACTTATGTAGAACGTAAAGAGCCCCGTGGTCATGTCAACAAAGTATTCATCGGCCGCAGCGGGGACACCCATCACCCGATGAAGGACTTGAAGCGAGTCGCTCTTAACGAGAAAGATCTCCTCGATGTTGGCATGGGTAGCTATCGAGTAGGTGGGTCCAGCCCCCACAATGAAATTGGCCGTCTCGTCCCAGTAGATAGCGGGGGGGGTTATCGAAAAATCCACATAATCCACTTCACTCGAGTAAGCCCCGAGTTTCCGGACAAATGACATCTCCGCAGTTGACCCCGTTCCTGTTCCGATAACCCCCCGGGTTACCTGATAGTCATCCTGGAACCGATAAAGAAAAGACTGGAACTTACCTTTTCTATTAAGGAAAAAGCCGATGATAGTGTCAAGGTCAGTGTTCCCCACGGCCTTGGGGATATTGGGGAGGTAGTCGTAGGACATCTCGAACTGCCACTTGGGTCTTTCCCAGAAGGACAGCCGAGTCTCCTTGCCGCTGATATGATCCTGGACCTTGGTGTTAAACTGAGGACGGCGCTTGATGTCAAACGTCAAGCCGATCAGCTCAGGGAAAATCTCGGTTGACATCTCATCACCCTCTTGATTGGCGTCATCCCAGGGGGAGGGTATGAACTCCTCCACTATCTGCGCATTTAAGTAGTACATGCGATAGGTAGGAACCTCATCCACAACCCTTTGCATGCCCGTAAAGTACATACGGTAGTGTGGGGTAGTATCCAGGATGGATTGGGCACCAGCAAAGGCGAACCGAAGTCCGCCCGAGGCATCCACCACGTTGGACGTGTTGATATAGTTGGATCTGTAGTCAACCATTAGTCAGACCCCGCCAGCTTCCCGCCAATTTGAAGTAGGTTTACCTCACTGTTTGTCCAGTTGAGACCAGTATCCGGGTTAAGACCAAAACTCCAATTATATAGGCGCGCGGAAGATTGGGTAGCCTGATCCGCACTCTCGAACACTGTTGAGTTGGTCTTGACCAAAGAAGACACTCTCAACTGAGTTGCATCGGCCTGCCAAGCTCCCACCCGAAGGTAGACCGCATAGATATTTCGAGAGTCCGGTCCTGAGCTTATCCCATAGAGGTCGAAGTCCCCCACAGCGCTGGTAGATACATAACTCGCCTTCTCGAGATTTGGCGAGGTCACCGCCTCCCAATTGGTAGCAGCCCCCACAGGGCTCATCATTACGGTGTCGCCATTGCTAACGACTGCCCTGTTCCTAACTCGAACGTTGCCGAGATAGTCATTGGGAACAACAGCGTCATCTCGTATGATGACTACATCATCCACCTGACACAGCCTAGTGCCGGTCCCGCCTCCTCGAACTCCCCAGTTATCTATCTGAGTCAAAGCGGGGAATA